GTGTAAGCAGTGCAAGTCCTTACACCGTTCGGCTATCGAATCCCGGCCGCGATCGAGAATGGAGACGACGTGTGCGCGTTCGACGCGGCCAGCGGCGCGCCGATCATTAACCAGGTCGAGAATATCGAGTTTGTTGACTATGCCGAGTGGTGCCGTTGGTGGCAGACCGAGCCGACCGTTCCCGCCTTCCAATGGATTCGCGTCAACGGCTCGTTTCTGCTGTTTGGCGAGCAAAGTATTTGGCGTAACGGCGCGAACGTTTGCCACGTCAAAGACCTGGTTGTCGGCGACGAGATCTATGACGACGCCGACCGGCCGGTTGCGATTACCAGCGTTGAAGTCATCGAGGATAATTCGCTCGTCTGGTATCGCTTCGATATTTCGGGCGACCATTCGTATATTGTTGATGGGCTGACGGTTCATAACGCCTCCCGGTTCTGGGTCGGCGGCACCGGCACTTGGGACAGCTCCACCACTACGCATTGGGCGGCGACCTCCGGCACTGCCGGCGGCCAGTCGGTGCCAGGCAGCGCTGACACGGTCACGTTTGACGGTGCCAGCGGCGGCGGCACCGTGACGCTGAATTTCGGCGGCACCATCACCATCCAGTCCATCGTGTTGGGCGCGTTTACGGGCACCTTTGATAACAGCGTCAACAACAACAATATGACGCTGTCCGCTTCCGGTAACGCCTTTAGCGGCAACGGTTCAGGGGCGCGAACCTACAAACTTGGCACTGCCACCTATACGTTGTCTAACAACACGGCCACCTGGAACATCAGTTCATCGACGAACCTTACTTACACGGGCAACACTGGCTGCACCATCGCGTTCACGGGTGCGTCAGGTGTACGTCAGATCAACAGTTCGACTGCGGGCCTATCGCATGGAAATGTCACGGTAGCAGCCTCTAGCGGTGGCGGCGTTTTCCGAGTTAATGCGCAAAGCGTCGCCGATCTTACGCTTGCCTCGCTAAGCATCACCGCGCCGAACTACCTGGAGTTTCCATCTTCCTCGTTAACCACAATCACGGCGGCAGTCCACTGGGTCGGTTCGGCCTCGCAGCCGATCGGCCTCGCGGTGTTCTCTCCGGAATCGACCGGCAACGTCAGTTTGGCGGCGCTCTCGACCATGACATGGTGCTCCTTCCGCGACCTGACCTTCACGGGGTCGCCAACTGCAACCGATAGCTTCAATCTTGGCAATAATTCCGGCATCACAATATCTGGTCCTGGCGATACCGGAAGCTCCCTCGGCAGAGGAGTCATCGGTTCATAGTTTATCGCTAAGACCTTTCCGAAGTTTCTGGGTATCTCACGGATAGTTCTTTGTCGTGGTGACGATATCGCCGTTACGGTTGCGCTTTGTGACGGCTGTTGATTGTGAGCCGGGCTGAGCCGCGTCCGAATCGGCGCGACCGCAACCAGTGTCGGTGCAGAGATAGCCGATGTAATCCTTTGTTTCATCTCGGCTAAAGCCGTAGATCTTCACCATATGGCCGGCGACGGCAATGTTCATGCGGTGGATTTCTCGGCCGTCCGCAGCGGAGGCGATAGCCAAGACGCTTCCGGGATTCAACGCCTCAATTGAGAAGGTGCGATCAGTCCGAGGCGTAACCTTGGCGATACCATCCGCCACTATGACGAATTCTTTCACCGACCGATCGAACGTGAAGGTTCGAGTCTGCCCGACTTGAAGTTCAATTGTGTCGTCTGCGGTTAGTTCTTCCGGCGGTTGAGCAAACGCGCCGCCGCTCAGCAATAACGCTGCCACTAAAGCAAATCGTCTCATGAAATCCCCCTCCCGAAAGGGGGGAGCCTACCACCACAACCCCACAGCGAGCAATAGGAAAGGACAGCCCATGTTGTTTAACGTCATGGTCGGTATGGTTATTGGCGGTGCCACCGTCTGGTTTGCCAAGGACAAGGTTTCGGCGGCGTTCGCCTGGATCAAGGCATTGTTTGTGAAGCCAGCCGCCTGATGCGCCTCGTTGACGAGTGGCGCTGGCTGGTCCGCCGCGCGTGGTCGGTCAGGCTACTCGCCATCGCGGCCGTTCTCTCCGGCCTTGAGGTCACCATCCAGGTGATGATCGCCTTTTCGATCGCGCCGCCGATTGACCCCGGCATCTTCGCCGTGCTGTCCGGCCTCGTCACCGTTGCTGCGCTGATCGCGCGGTTTGTCGCGCAGACCCGAGACTAATCAAATGAGAACAGCCCATAAGATTGGCGCCGGCCTCGGCGCTGTCGCGCTCGCGTGCTCGTTTATCAAGCCGTGGGAAGGTCTGTGGACCACGGCGCAGGTTGACACCATCGGCACGGGCAGGCCCGCAACGGTCTGCTACGGCGAGACCGAAGGCGTCAAGGTCGGCCAGCGGTTCACGCCAAAACAATGCTCGGACATGCTGGCCGCGAAGCTTCCTCGCTACAACGCCGAAATCAGCAGGTGCATCCATGTCCCGATCTCGGACAAGACCCGCGCCGCATTCATCTCGTTTGCCTACAATGTCGGCTCTGCTGGCTTCTGTCGTTCTACCGCTGCTCGGCGTCTTAACGCTGGCGATAGTCGCGGCGCATGCAACGCGCTGATGCAGTGGACGCGGGCACAAGGCCGCGTCGTCAGAGGCCTCGTCAATCGCAGGACCGCAGAACGCGCTCTCTGCCTTGAAGGCATCAACGAACCGACTTCTCCCAAGAAATCAAGGTGGGCCTGGAAATGATGTTCGACATCATCTGGAATTACATCGTCTTCCAACTCGCCGGAATCTGGACGCTGCTTGCGAGCTACGGCATCGGCGCGGTCTTGATCGCGATCTGCCTAGCCGGGGCTTTTTTCTCGCCGCTTTGGAAGAAAGACTTTCTGTGGGCGGCCGCAGTCATCGCCATTCTCATGTTTTCCTTCACGATAGGAGTGTCCCAAGGTGAAAGACGTGTTCAAGCGCAGTGGGATCTTGCCCGTTCCGCTGCGGTCAAACAAGGCAAAGAAGCGCGGGCTGGCGCTGTCCGTGATGTTGCTCGGAAGCCTTCTAAGTGGCTGCCAAACCACCGCGACATCTACGACCGTGACGGACAGTGAAGCGCAATGCGCCGCGTGGCGCGCGATCACCTATTCGGCGAAGAAGGACACGCCGATGACGGTCCAGCAGATCAGAACGCATAACCAGGTCGGCCGCCGATTGGGCTGCTGGAAATGAGCGACAAGACCGACACGTCCATTCTCCTGGACATCTATGAACGTCTCGGCACCATTGAACAGCAATTGCGGACACTGACCTCCGACCATGACGACATGGAAGAGGAATTGGAAGACCTGAAGCAATTCAAGAGCAAGGTCGGCGCCTATATCTGGCTCGGCGGTTCGATTGCTTCCGGTGTTCTGTTCCTGCTTTGGCAGGGCATCAAATACGCAGCCGATCGATGGCTGCATTAGCTCGCGCCGTCATCCTTGCGGCCACGCTTGCCGCGCTGTTCTGCCTTTATCGTGATCGACCCAAGCCGGTGAAGGCCGTGCAGATCGATTACTGCGTGATTGATGAGCATTTCGCCGGCAAGGACGAACTTGGCCGCTGGCATCGCTTTTGGGCAAAGGGCTATGGCCCATGCTCACGGTTAGATCGTTACGAAAACATATAGGGGCAACATGCGAGACTTGCTTCGCGAGCTGCGTAATCCGTGGCTTGCCTTCGCCGTGGCGTGCATGCTGGCGATAATCATCTTTTTGTTTCTGATGCCGATCGGCTCGCTTCGTGCTCACGACAACCCCGACAACTGGATCGGCCAAGAGCGCCGGACCAACGCTGCCGGGGTTCTTTGCTGCGGCAATAATGACTGTACGGCCTACACGGTCGATCAGGTGAAGGTAATGCCGGACGGCTATCACTTCCCCGATGGCGAGATTGTCCCGTTCGGTAAGGCCGCTCCGTCAGTCGATCACTTCTACTGGAAATGCGTCTGGGGCGGCGAGACGAAGTGTGTGTTTGCTCCCCTCGGGGCAAGCTAGATGCCAGCGAAGGGGCCAAAGCTTCTCTTCCTCGACATCGAAACCGCCCCCATTCTGATGACCTCGTGGTCGATGCGCTCCCCGGAAGCGTCGGCGGTCTGGGTTGAGCGCGACACCTTCATTCTCATGTTTTCTTACAAGTGGGCACATGAGAAGACGGTCAAGACGGTCTGCCTTCCTGATTTCCCTCGCTATAAGCGCAATAGATACGATGATAAAGATTTGTGCTCTGAGCTTCATCGCCTCATGGATACTGCGGATATTATTTGCGCGCATAACGGCGATGCGTTCGACATCAAGAAAATAAACAGCCGCCTCATCGTCAACGGGTTCGACAAGCCTAGCCCGTTCAAGACAATCGACACGCTGAAAGTCGCCCGCTCAGCCTTCAAGTTCGATAGCGCCAAGCTCGACAACATCGGCCGCTATCTGGGCGAGGGCCGGAAGATTCCCAACACCGGGGCGGCGCTGTGGCGCGGCTGCGTGGACGGTGACCCGAAGTCGTGGCGCACCATGCGGAGCTACGGCAAGCAGGATACGGCGCTTCTGGAGCAGGTTTATCACCGCCTCAAATCATGGGCGAAGAACCATCCGGATATGCGGCTCTACAGCGGTTCGGATGGATGCCCGACCTGTGGAAGTTCGAATGTCCAACGCCGCGGCAAGGCCGTCAAGCTCAGCACGGTCAGGCATCGGTTTCATTGTCAGGATTGTGGGGCGTGGTTCTCGGGGAAGCCGGTATGAACATCTTTCAAATCGCTGCCATCATGTGCGGCATAGCGCTCTATCTGGTCATGCTGGGGGCATCTTTGTGGCTGGTGATCTTTGCTGACCAAGACCCCGATTGTAGATTTGGCGGGGTACTGTTGTCATTGATTCTGATCGGCTTTCCGCTGGCGGTTCTTGGTTGGGGCTAAGCAATGCCGCTCCCGCTGAACGTCGAAATGTTAGCGTGTGCTTATGACTATCTTTGTTGCGTGCCCCCATTCTCGCGCTGGAATATGCCGCCATCGGAAGACGTAAAGTTCCTGATTATCCGGCAGGCTGATCGCTACGCGCATTATCAGATGGTCAACGGCGTGCATCATATCGCCGTCTCCAGCAAGTTCGTCGGGCGGCACGAAAGCCTGATCTCGACGCTGGCTCATGAGCTTATTCATTTGCACATGCGAGCCGCGCGCATCTCAAGCCGCAATCCGCACGGCAAGGCGTTTCAAAAGCTGGCCGATGAAGTGTGCAAAATCCACGAGTTTGATAGGCTGACGTTCTAGTGAGCCGCCCGCTCATCATCCTAACCGGCCTGATCTACGCCTATATCGCGGCAGAATCCGTCGTGAAGGGCAACAGCCCGCTGGCTATGGTCTATGCCGGTTATGCCTTCGCGAACTACGGGCTTTGGCTGCTCGCCGAGTAGCCTAGGACGAGCGAATAATCCTATAAACCTTCGCCTTCCTCTGCCGCTTCTCCGGCGCCCTCCCGTGATTGATCGCCCGCAGCATCCCAATCCGCGCCAACATCACCGGGCCATCCTCTTCCGCAACCAGTATCAGAGCCTCACAGGCAGCCTGCCAGTGGGGTAATTCCCGTTCGGCCTTCGGTAGCCGCATGATATGGTTTGCCGCGTCTCTGAGGCTTACAAGCGGCTTGCGGCCGGGCAGGGGAATGGGTTCGTTGAACTTGGCTGACCAGGGCATGGCCCGTTATAGCATGGGCTAGGACGTTCATTGGCCAGGAGCGCGAGAGCCGCATTGTCTGCTCAACAGTGATTACCAGCTAAAATCCTGATTGAGAACTCGTAGCGCCTTCAATTGGCGGCCCGTCAATCTTGACGATCTGCCGCCCATTCTGCGCTTCAGTTTACCGCGTTTCGGTTTCTTCACTTTGCGAGCCATCAGCGTTCCTCGGTCAAGAGCGCTCAATATAGGACGCTACTGTCCCGTGCGATCCGTCTCTGGGCCGCCGGTTTTGCTTCCGCCATTTCTTGCACCGCTCCCATTTGAATATAGCCAAGTCGTCCCAATGGATGCGCTTCAAGCCGCGCCAATATAGAGCGACGTAGCGCTTTGCATCCTTAGGGCCTTTCATCCTCAGTCTCCATTCACTGTTTCGGACAGCCGGCCAGATCGCTTACCGCTGGCTGAGCTTTAGAATTGTTAGAAGTCTGCGGCATCAGCGCTTTCCATTCGTGACTGAGCAGCCCGGCTTGCAGCGCTGGGCCTCTGGCCATTGTATCCGTCTATCGTCGCGGATGCGGTCCGCGGCTTGCTCGACGGCATGCCAATCGCGCCGGCTGATTGCTGCATGCAAGGCTTGAACAAGAGGGTGATCGTTCATTTCACGTCCTCGGGGTTTAGCTTCATTTTGACGCAAAGGCGGAGGAGCTTCGCCACCGGCTCAGGCACCGGATACTCGCCCAACGCGTAGCCCTGAGACGTTCTGCGGCCAATCCCAAGCCAATCCCCAGCCCGCTCCTGGGATAGCCCCAGCGCCTTTATGGCGGCCTTGTATTGGGTGGGGGTCATGCCCCCACCTTCGCCCGCATCCATTCGGTAACCCACTTGAGGGACATTGCGCTGTTGATGATTGTGCCATCCCGGTTCGACCGGATGAAGTAGAGGGCCGAGCCGCAAGCATGGCGTTCTGCGGTGTATTCGTTGGTCATCTGGTTGAGCTGCTGGATGGTCATTTGCGTATTTCCTTCGTTGCTGATAGACACAACATACGCTATTTCTGCGTATACGCAAGTCCTGCGTAATCACGTATTGTTACAGTCTGTCTTTCGGACAGCCGGCCAGATCGTTTATTGACCGGTCAATGAACCCGCGCAGCCGCTCCCGCGCGCCCTCGTCTTTCTCGCGCCCATAATTGGCCAGTTGCTCGCCAAGTCCGAGGAGGCGGCGCGGTGATCAGAACGGGAACGTGGCTGTGCCAATTCTGTGTCACTTTTAACGCATGTTCGCGAGACGTTCACGCCAAACTTGCACGTTTCTGCATGGTCCATTTTGCTTATCCCCTTGAATTGCTAGACTTTTCCATTCCTGCGTGTTTCCTACGCGAAGAAATGACTTAACTCAAGTTAATCCCATTTTACGGGCACTTCTAACATTTTGCTTAGTTGTCTGTGTCGTTGGCGTGTCAACGAGCAAATCGGTCAGTTTGCGGTCCTTGTTGGCGTGGCCGTAGGTGCGGAGTACCTGACCGGCATCTTTCCAGCCTCCGAGATGGGCGACCGTCAGCACATCGATTCCCTTGCGCAGCAGGCCCGTAGCGAAGCCGTGGCGGCAGCAGTGCGGCGTCAGGCGCTTGATACCGGCCCTCTCGATTGCGTCGTCCCACGCGTGCTGGAAGTCGCCGTAATGCTGATAGATGAACACGCCGCGGCCCCGGACCTTCTTCACATTGGCGAGCGCCACGATGAGCGGATCGGGGAGGTGGGCCGTCCGTTCTGTGCTGCCCTTGGTTTCCCTGATCAGCGCGGTCTTCTCTTTTAGATCAACATCATCCCACTGCACGGCAACCGCCTCGCCGGGACGGCAGCCGGTGAAATACATGAACATCGCGAGTGCGCCCAAATGCGGCGATGCCTCGGCCATGAAGGCCCTTACCCATTCCAGAGTGGCCGGAATCTTCTCCTTCGTTTCAACGTCGAAGCGCTTGACGCGGATCGGCGGGCACAATTGCAATTCGGCCGCATGGTTGATGACGGCCTGCGCTGGTACGATCGCAAGGCGGTTCTTGCTGGCGCCGCTGCAATTGGGAAATAGGTCGATCGCCATCTGCTTGATCTTGCCGCCGTTGATGTCCTTGACCAGCGTTTCCTTGAAATAATCCTCGATAGGCGCAAGGAATCGTCCGGACTTGCCGGCCGACCGATAATAGCTTGCTGCCTGGGCGAACGTCAGGACTGCTTGCGGTCCATCAAAACTACATTTCCACTCGCGGCTTTCGATCTCGGCAACCTGACGCGCCGCGATGTCTTTGTTCGTTGTTTTACAAGATCCTCGTAACCGATTGCCGGCAACCGTCCCCCGGTAATGCCAGACCTTGCCGCGAGTGTAGAGCTTGAGGGGCATTTCGTCGCCTCCAGGATGGTGTGAACGTCCTCTTTCGTGAGGGTCATACGATTGCCCAAAACGCGGCAGGCGCCAAGACGCCGGGCGAGTTCGCGCACACGCCTTTCAGACCAGCCCATGTGCTGGGCGAGAACTTCGGGAGTGGTTATCTCAGGCAGTGTCATGACTGACCATCCCCTGTCTTTTCAGAGGCGTGGGGCTGTGCCGGAGACTGCGCGGCACCCTTACGTAGCCTCTCAATCTCGGCGAGCATCCCTCGAATATCGCTAGGGCCGAAAAGCAAATGCCAGTCGTCGCGACGGGACCATTCAATCCATTTGTTAATCGGCAATTCAGTTTGCGCGGCAGTTCCGTTCATAGCTCGAATGCCTCTTGCTTAGCCGGTTGCGGCTTTTCGATGAAAAGGTCGGTTTGCTTGGTGGCCGCCTCAATCCGCCGGCAAGCCATCTCAAAATACTTCGGTTCGACTTCGATCCCGGTAAACTGACGGCCAAGGCTCACGGCAGCAACGCCCGTCGTCCCCGAGCCCATGAACG